CATCGGCGCGCATGACACCGGACCGCTGATCCGCTCGAAGAACGGATTTTGGCTCGCGATCCCCACCCCAGCGGCGGGCAAGTCCACCCGTGGCGGCCGGATCACCCCCGGCGAATGGGAACGCCGCACCGGCCTGCGACTGCGGTTCATCTATCGCCGCCGGGGCCCAAGCCTGCTGGTGGCCGAAGGGCGGTTGAACACCAAGGGCCGGGCCGTGGCATCACGTTCGAAAACCGGGCGTGGCGTCGTCACCGCGCCGATCTTCCTGCTGGTGCCGCAGGTGAAACTGCCGAAGCGGCTGGACCTCGCGCGGGATGCCGATCGGGCGCTGGACAGTGTGCCGCGTTTGATTGTGGTGAACTGGATGGAGGCGCGAATGCGTTAAACGATTGTGGTTTGGGTTAGGCAATAGCGCGTCAATTACCACCGGCGATGGAACAGCGGGTGCCCTCGATCATCAACGCTCCTCTGATCTTCGGTTTCGCTGAGGGAAACTATCGATCCGCGAGGAGACTCAAGTGGAAGCGTCTTTTGCCTTTTCCGCTAGAGCCTTTGATGCATCACCCACCTGAATGACAGAGCGACTCGATCTAAACAAACCTGATACCTGATCTGCAAGTCGTTGCTCCTCGTGATCTTGTTGCCATTCCCAAACAAGGCATCCAAGCTCGTCGATAGGGTTGCCAGTCTGGATACAATCGACGATCACGTACCAGTTCGAGCTTTTGGTGTCGTACTTGTGCTTCCTGCCAATGCTGCTCGCTGCTGCGCGTGATTTCTCGCTCAAATGGTCAACTACAACGTAAGTCAGGCCTCCGGCCGTCGTTGGGATCGAAAATGCCTTAAGTGCCTTCCCTCCGGCTACCTCTTCTCGAAGTTGGGTGATATGCGCCGCCATGTCGCGAAGCATCTCGCTTGAGAAGTCGTAGAGATCGACCACCACCGCGGCGATTTCTGGCCCCTTGGACCTCAACTCCCTCAGGAGATCGGTGACAATCGGTACATCGAAGCGCTCCAGGATCCCTGTCGGGCGAATACCCTCCACCCCCACATCGAAGGGCATCATGAAGTCGTCGACCGGCTGCGCGTAATCCCTGTCGATGGCCAGACCGTGGAACTCATCCGGCAGGGCCAGCTTGTGCGTCAGGTGGAAGCCTATGAAGCAGTGCTCGCTTTCCGACATGACTTGGTCGTACAGGTCCGAGCGGCTCTTCAGGTAGAAGATCATGTCGATCGGGTTCGGAAAGAGCCGGGCGGCACAGTCCAAGACTCCAAGATCCCAGATGACAGGCGCAATCTCCTTCTCGCGTTCTAGAAGGCTACGAGCCAGCATGGTTACCGCGGGAAAGTGGTCACTCAGTACCACCATCGGGAACAACCGGTTCACACGGCGCACCTCGATCTTGGTTCCGTCAGGCCGAATGCAGGTGGCGCCCTTTCTAATCAACCGTGCGCACGTCAGCGCCTGGCCGTATGGGGCCTGGATAGCGTCACGGAAATCTCGGCGCAATGCGGCCTTGTCACCGGCCCGAGCCTGCATGGTGATCCGCTTAGACTTCGCTTGGACGACCAGCACGAACTCTCCGTATGTGACGAGGATGTCGATCTCACCCGCCTTGTCCTTCGTCCCATTGTAGAGGGTCACGTTCTCATGGACGTTCTCCGGCCCGAACACGGATCGAAGGATGTGCGCCGCAGTAGCCTCAAGGAAAGTGCCGCGGTTAGTCTTCGCGATTTCCATGTAGTTCTCATCCCGCAACATCCAGTAGAAGGGGCTCTCATAGAGCGTTTCGAAGAGCCGATACTGATTAGGAACGTAAAGGAAATCGCCGATCCGAACGATCGGGCAGATCATGGTCTCGTTGATCGCAAACGGATCCGTGAAGCCGAGGTTGGTCGCGGTCACATCGATCGCGAACAGTCGGTCGAACGCTTCCGCCTTGCCTTTGAACTTTCGCCGAAGGTCCGCGAGCGGGATCATTAGGCTGTTGGTCAGGTCACCGCTATTCAGGGCCGTGCCCGACTCACGGAGGTGACCGACCACTGACATCTGTCGGTTGATCCGGTCCGAAATGAACCGGGCGATTTCGATCATCGGGAGGATAGAGATACCCTTATTTCGCAAAAGCCAGTCGCCGTCGCGCCGGTATCTTTGCCGGATGAACGGTGGGAACTGATGGAGATAGAAACTTTCTGCAGCGTAATAAGTGGCTTCGCGGGCCATCGGACCGACAACATCAAGAGGGTTCTCAACCTCAAGCAAATTGGCGGGCAGCGCAGACTTGACGTCGATCATGACGCGGTCGTGAAGCTCCCGAAGAAGCCGGTCAGCCTCCGACATGAAAACCGAGGCGTCGCCGAGCACAGTATGTGTTCGATCAGACTCAGACTGGACTGCCAATCCCAGCAGGAGCATCAATTCCGGCTTGTTTAGGCGGGAAGTCGACCAACGGTGCTCCGGATCATCGACAACGGTTCGCTCTCGCGTGTCGATCGTATAGACCCAGTCTCGGAAGATGATCTCTGAAATACCATGTACTGCTCCGTCTGAGGTCGCGAGGCTACGCAAGTCTGCAAAGATCTCCGCTGAAGGACGCGGCTCTGGTTGAGATTCGGTCATTATCGGTTCCGCCATTGTCGGCCCATGAATATCTCCGATTCTGGCTCGGATCAGCACTCGCAACATAGCGAATTATAACAGGTTCGGCATGCCCACCCTTCGGGAAACCATCCTCGCCGCGCTGCATGCGCGGCTGTCGGCGCCGCCTGCCACCGCCCTGCGCGGTGGCGTGCTGCCCGAGCGTGTGCCAACTGCTGGCCTCCTGATCCTGCGGGATGGCGAACCGGGTGACCCCGAGGTCACGCTGTCGCCCCTGCGCTACCACTACCAGCACCGGGCCGACATCGAGGCGGTTGTGCAGGGTACGGCGCGTGACGCGGCCTTCGACACGCTGACCGCCAGCATCGGCGCGGCGATTGCGGCTGACCGCACGCTGGGCGGCCTCTGCGACTGGGTCGAGGCGGAAGCGCCGCGCCCGGTCGATCTGCCGGTCGAGGGTGCTGCCAGCCTGAAGGCGGCGGTGATCGCGGTCATCCTGCACTATTCCACGGCCGATCCGCTGGCCTGACCCCCACACGATAGGAGAACACGATGGCACGAGCCCAAGGGGCGCGGGCGCAGATGGCGCTTGCGTATGAGACGGTTTACGGCACCCCGCCTGTCGGGGGTTTCACCAGAATGCCCTTTGCCAGCACCTCGCTTGGATCGGAGCAGCCGCTGCTGAACAGCGAATTGCTCGGTTATGGCCGCGATCCCCTCGCCCCGATCAAGGACGCGGTGACGGCGGACGGCGATGTCATGGTACCGATGGATGCCGAGGCTTTCGGGTTCTGGCTGAAGGCAGCCTTCGGCGATCCGATCACCTCTGGTGCCGGGCCCTACACCCATGAGTTTCGCTCGGGCAACTGGACCTTGCCCTCGATGTCCATCGAGACCGGCATGCCAGAGGTGCCGCGCTATGCGATGTACTCGGGCTGCGTGCTGGATCAGCTGTCCTGGCAGGTGCAGCGCTCGGGCCTGCTGACCGCCACCGCCCGGCTGGTGGCACAGGGAGAGGCAATTGCGACGACAACCGCCGCAGGCACACCAGCTGAATTAGGCCTGAGGCGGTTCGGACACTTCAACGGCGCGATCAGCCGGAATGGGTCTGCGCTTGGCAATGTGGTCTCGGCCGAAATCACGTACGCGAACAACCTCGACCGGATCGAGACCATCCGCAGCGACGGCAAGATCGACGGGGCAGACCCGTCCATTGCGGCGCTGACCGGCCGGATCGAGGTGCGCTTCGCCGACAGCACGCTGGTAACGCAGGCGATCAACGGCGACCCCTGCGAGATCGCCTTCGCCTATGTCTTGCCCTCAGGCGAAAGCCTCACCTTCACCGCCCACGCCGTCTATCTGCCGCGTCCCCGGATCGAGATTTCCGGGCCGCAGGGCGTGCAGGCGACATTCGACTGGCAAGCGGCGAAAGCTGCCAGCCCCGCCCGCATGTGTACCGCAACCCTGATCAACGACATCGAGGTATACTGATGATCCGTCTGAACCTGACCGCCACGCCACAATGGCTGGACCTCGCCCCCGGCTTGCGCCTGCTGGTGGGCCCGCTGACCACCGCCCTGATGGTTTCGGCCCGTGCCGATCCTGCCATCGAGGCACTGTCTGAGGGTGCTTCCCAAGAGGAATTGGCCCTCGCCATGGCCAAGGCCGTGGCCCGTCGCGCCGTGCTGGATTGGGAGGGCGTCGGCGATGACACGGGCAATGCTGTGCCGGTCACACCCGAAGGCATCGATGCCCTTCTGGAAATCTGGCCGATCTTCGAGGCGTTCCAGACCCAATACGTCGCAAAGGGCCTGATCCTGGACGCGGAAAAAAACGTCTCCGCGCCCTCGCCGAATGGTCCTTCGGCGGGGGCGAGCGCTACTGCGCGGCTTGCGCGCGGCGCTGCCCCGACTGCCCCGCAAGATTGAACCGGCCGCAAACGCAGGACGGTTGGCAGGTGTGGGATCTGGTCGGCCGCCTTGGAGGGCAGTTGCGCGTGATCCCCGGTGCAGTGCTGGGCTGGGACTTGGGCGCGGCCCTCGCGATGGCACGTGCCCTTGGCATCGACACCCTGATCGCGGCCGAACTGCTGCCCGAGATCGAGGCTGTGATGGTGCGCAAGCTGAACGAACAGATCGGAGACGGCCATGGCTGAGAAAAGAGTCAGTGTCCGCCTCGTCGCGGAAGGCGGCCGCCAGGTCCGCGCCGAGTTGGAAGGCATCGGCGAGGCTGGCGCACGGGGCTTTGGCCGTCTGTCCTCGGAGATGGAAGAGGCAAATGTCCGGCTCGGCAGCTTCGCCCGCAATGCCGGGATCGCGCTGGCGGCAGTGACCGTCGCTGCGGCGGCGGCTGGCGTGGCGATGATCCGGTCGGGGCTCGACACCATCGGGGCGCAGGCCGACATGGCTGCATCGCTGAAAACCACAGTCGAAAGCCTGCAGGTGCTGACATGGGCTGGCGAGTTGGCCGGTGTTTCCATGGGCGAGATCGAACAAGCCACCAAGAAGCTGACCACGCGGCTGTCGGAAGCCGCTGCGGGATCTGGCTCTGCGGTGGGCGCGCTGCAGCGGCTGAACCTGACTGCTGCCGAGTTGCAGGCCTTGCCGCTGGACGAGCGCATCGTCGCCATTCAGGAGGCGCTGAACCGTCTCATCCCCGAGGCCGAGCGCGCCGCGGTGGCCTCTGATCTCTTCGGCGACAAGGCGGCACTTGCCTTCCTGCGCATCGACTCCGCGACCCTGCGGGAAGCGGCGCAAGACGTTCAGGACTTCGGGGTCGCGGTCAGCGCGGCCGACGCCGTCCAGATCGAACGCACCGGCGACGCCATCGCCAAGCTGAGCCTGATCTGGCTCGGCCTGACCAACCGCCTGACTGCCGCCGTTGCCCCGGCGCTGGAAACGGTGGCGAACGCGCTGGCCGACATGGCGCGCGGCACCGGGCCGATTGGCGGCGCGATCACGGCGCTGTTCGACAATCTCGGGCGGTTGACCACCTATGCTACGACTTTCGCCGCCCTTATGGCGGGTCGCTGGGTGGCAGGGCTGGCTGCTGCGGCGCTGTCCGTGCGCAGCCTTGCCACGGCATTGGTTTTCCTGCGCGGGGCGCTGATCCGGACGGGCATCGGCGCACTGATCGTGGGCGCCGGTGAACTTGTCTATCAGTTTTCGCAACTCGTCACCCGGGTTGGCGGCGTCGGGGAAGCCTTCCGGCTGCTGGGCGATCTGGCCAAGGAGGTCTGGCCGCGCATCGGCCTGTCGCTCGATGCCGCATTCGCCAACATGGCTGCGGGTTGGGAAGGCCTGAAGGCGGCCGGGCTTTTGGCTCTAGAAGGCACCATCGCGGGGGTCGTCAGTTTCGGTGACCGAACGGCAGCGATCTTCCAGGGAGCCTATCATGCGGCGGTCGCGATCTGGGGCAGCCTGCCCGGCGCCATTGGTGATTTCGCCTTCCAAGCCGCGAACGGGCTGATCTCGGGCGTCGAGGCGAT